ATGTCCTGAAAACAAATGGAAATGATTGAACTATCAACAGACCAAATTGAAAGATTGAAAGTCCTGTTTCCAAAAATAAGGTCAGGAGTTGCACAAGACAGAAATGCAAGGATTGAAATGGTTGTTCTACACAATGACATCTTTGGTTCTAATTACAGACCAGACACAGGTTGTTCATCTTGTTTGAACACATCATTTCAGGGAATCAAAAAAGTGGCTAAAAAATACAATATCATATAAAAATGGCAATAAAAACAAAACACCAAACAATTGTGAAATATGATTGTGAAGAAACAAATTTTGAATCTTTTGAGAATCAATATTTTGACATTCCAAAAATCATCAATTCTGACATCACACATCAATTGTACTTTGGACATGTTCCAAACTATTACGCAGATTTAGAAAGGGAATTTTCACATCAACACAAAAACATTCAAATTGAAAAAGATGCAGAATCCTTGGTCAATTATAGATGACAAAGATGACCATGAATGTTCTTGGTGTCAATATGAATTCAATGCAGAAGATGAAGGTGAATTGATTGTTCATGAAAAGCATTGTGACATTTTATGTGGTCAATGTTTGGAAAAATACATCAAAGAAATTATAAAAATATATAATCAATGAAAGAAGAAACACACAAACTTTTGGAACAAGCACATCACCTTGTCATCAAAGTGACAGGAATTGACATTTCAAAAAAAGAAAGACAAGAAGTCTTGAAAGAAGTCCGATCCATTTACAAACAAATCAAAGAAATTGACCTTGATGTTTGGAAATTGATAGACATTGATGACAATCACAAGACAATAAATTCTTGACAAAGTGGACACTATAAAAAAAGAAAAGAAATGAGAAAAAATGACAAAGGAACATTCATTGAAGTGTTCAGCAAAAAGGCTGCAAACATTGGTGCAACTTGCAGAGCAATTGGAATTTCAAGACAGACATTCTACAATTGGAAAAATGATGACCAAGATTTTGCAGAAAAGATTTTCAATGCACAAGAAGATTTACTTGACAATGCAGAATCAAAGCTGCAGGAACACATCAACAATGATGACAAGATTTGCACAATGTTCTTTTTGAAAACAAAAGGAAAGTCAAGAGGTTATTCAGAAAGACAAGAAATTGAACACCAAGGAAAGAATGTGAACATTGAAATCCAACTTGAAAAACCTGAATGAAACCACAGTTGACAAAACAACAGAATGAATGCATGTGGCATTTGTTGAATGATGACAAGACAACTGAAGTCTTGTTTGGTGGTGGTGCAGGTGGTGGAAAATCATTCATCCTTTGTGCGTATTCAATCACCATGTGTTTGAAGTATGAAGGAATCAGGGGATTAATTGGAAGGTCTAAATTGGACACATTGAAGAAGACAACACTGAACACATTTTTTGATGTCTGTGGTCAATGGGGATTGGTTAGTGGTGAACACTACACATTCAATGGTCAGTCAAACATCATTTCATTTTACAATGGTTCTGAAATCATTTTGAAAGATTTGTTTCTTTATCCATCAGACAGGAATTTTGATTCACTTGGATCGTTGGAAATCACATTTGCTTGTGTTGATGAATGCAACATGATTGTTCAGAAAGGTGTGCAAGTTCTTGCATCAAGGATTAGATACAAACTTGATGAATTCAATCTTGTTCCAAAGATATTGATGACATGCAATCCTGCAAAAAATTGGGTGTATTCTGATTTTTTCAGACCTTGGAAAGATGGCAATCTTCCAAATCACAGGAAGTTCATTCAGACATTGGTTGATGACAATCCATTTGTTTCAAGACATTACAAAGACCAATTGAACAAATTGGACATTGTGTCAAAACAAAGGTTGTTATTTGGTGACTGGGAATTTGATGAAACCAAAGATTCATTGATTGAATTCAATTCAATTTCACACATGTTCAATTTCACAGAAAAGTCAAGTGGTGAAATGTTCATCAGTTGTGATGTTGCAAGGTATGGTGCAGACAAGACTGTGGTGATGCTATGGAAAGACCTATCAGTCAAGAAAATTGTTGTTCTTGAAAGGTCATCAGTTGTTGAGGTTGCACAATTGGTTCAGGATTTGATGAATGAATACAGTGTCAGAAGTTCAAATGTTGTGATTGATTCAGATGGTGTTGGTGGTGGTGTTTCAGACCTATTGAAAGGAACAAAATCATTTGTGAATAATGCAAGACCATTGATGAACCAAAACTTCAACAACATCAAGTCACAGTGTTTCTTCAAACTTGCAGACTTAATCAATGCAGGTGAATTGTCTGTGAATTGTCCTGATTCAAGAATTCAACAATTGATTGTTGATGAATTGTCAGTCATCAAAAGGAAAGACATGGACAAGGATGGAAAGATGCAAATCATTCCAAAAGACCAAATGAAGGATTTGATTGGAAGGTCACCTGACTTTGCAGATTGTTTGATGATGAGGATGTATTATGAATTGAATCCAAATGTTGGAAAATACTTTGTTCAATAGTAACAAACTAAAAATTGAATTTTTATATTTAAAAAAAAGAAATGAAGACAATCACAATCACAGACAATGACAAGGTGTTCAACTACACAATTCCAGAAACATGGAAACAAGTGTCATTGGCACAATATCAGAAACTGATGTCTGTTGAAATGGATGAAATGACTGAACAACAATTGATGTTTCATTTGATTGAATCACTGATCCAAATTCCTTCACAAAAGATTGTGGATTTGAAGAAGTCAGATGTTGAAGAAGTGTTCAAACATTTGATGGAACTTGCACAATCTAAACCATCAGAACATTTGAATTTGATTGTTGAAATTGATGGTGTTGAATATGGATTCAATTCAAAGCTTTCAGACATCACCATTGGTGAATTTGGTGATTTGGACACATACCTTCAAGATGGTTTCAAGAACCTTGACAAAGTGATGTCAATCCTTTACAGACCTATTGTTGACAAGGACAAGAAATCATTCAGGGTTGAAAAATATGACTTTGACAAGTGTGATGAAAGAACAGAATTGTTCAAACACAAAATGTCAATTGATTCAATTTATGGATGTCTGTGTTTTTTTTTGAATTTAGGTCAAGAATATACACTGACTTCAATCCATTATTTGAAGAAACAAAACAAGAAAAAGGAATCAAAACAGATGAAGAAAGTTTTGGAAACAAGTGGGGATGGTATGCAATCTTCTACAAATTGACAGATGGTGATTTTTTGAAATTGGAAAATGTGATTGAAAGACCATTGACAGAATGTTTGACATGGCTTTCATTCCAAAAAGATATTGAAACAATAAAACAATAAAAATGGCAACAAGTGTTATCACATACAATCAAATCCTGGCAGTTTGGAAACAGATTGCAGAAAATCATCAACAAGTCAAGACATTCACAATCGGTGATATTTTTGAAGTGGATGCAAACACTGTGGTCTTTCCACAAGTGCATCTAATCACAGAACAAGCATCAATTTCAAAACATGAATTGACCTATTCATTCAAGTTGATTGCAATGGATTTGGTTGAACCTGATGAATCAAATGAAGATGAAGTGTTGTCAGACTGTCTGCAATAAATTCAAGATTTTGTTGCATTGTGGAAAAATGGTGTGACAAGTGCATCACCAACATTCACAATTGATTCACAAGACTACAGAATCAGTGAAAATGTTTCTTGCAATCCATTCACAGAAAGGTTTGACACAAGGGTTTCAGGATGGGTTGGTGATTTTTCAATTTCAGTTGATTACAGTGCAAATGCTTGTGTTGTTCCAATAAATTGATTGATTGTCAGTGACTTACATCAAACTGTTGACATCAATTTGACAACAAAATGACATCAATTTGACACATACAAGAATGAAAAGAATGGTAAAAAATAATTATATATAGTGAAGGCATTAATTAGGACAGAAAAGGTTTTGAATTTATTCGCAAAAAAAGTCATCAAAGATGCACAAGGCGAATTGTCAAGACAAGGAAAGAACACTTCAGGTGAACTTTCACAGTCACTTGGGTACACTATCACCAAAAATCAAAATGGTGGTCTGTCGCTTGAGTTTATTGGCTCTAATTACGCAAAATTTGTGGATCAGGGAATGCAAGGGAAATTCAGTTCTGCAAAAGCACCAAATTCACCTTATAGATTTGGAAGTGGTTCTGCAAGTGGTTCATGGAAATCATTCACTGCATCACTTGACAAATGGATTGTGAAAAAAGGTCTTGCAGGAATTCGTGATGAACAAGGAAGATTTGTTTCAAGGAAGTCATTGCGTTTTTTGATTCAAAGATCCATTTATCTGTATGGTGTCAAACCATCATTCTTCTTTTCTAATCCAATACAGGCAAACAAAATTGCATTGACAAAGGAAGTTGCACTTGCTTATGTTAGTGATTCAATTGATTTCTTGGAACAAATGAACAAAACAAAATCAAAAAAATAAAAAATGGCTATCACAGTTAATCAAAAAGCATATTCAAGACAACAAATTGGTCAAAACTTTTCTGTTGCACCTGCATTTGCACCTGCAGTTTTCGTTGTTTCTTCAACACTTACTGCAAATATAAATTTCAGATATGTTGCAGATGTTTACATCAATGAAGTTTTCAAAGTTCGTTTGATGTTTTCACCAAATAGTCAAACAAAAGGTGTTGTTGATGTGTCAAATGTTTTGCAGGATTATGTCAGTCAACAAATCAATGGTTTTGACAATGGACAAACAGGTGGTTCATCATCAAAAAATGGTGTTCATTCAAATGTTGAACTTCATTCAATCCATCAAATTGACCAATTTTCCAGAAACAATGAAGTGATGGTTGAATTTGAAGTCAAGTTTGGTGAAATGTATCAAGCAGATGCAGGTGCATCACCTATCATTTACAATGGAAAAGGTGTTGCAAACAATGACGTTACAGTAAAAATCGGAAATGCA